CTTAAAAATACCAGTAGCATTAGTTTTTGCTATGGCGGTGCAATTAGTTGGTTTGGTGTGGTACATAAGCAACATCGTACATGATATTGAACATCTTCAAGGTCAAGTCTCTGCACAAGAAGATATCATTGAGCTTTTAAACGCAGATGTTAATGATCTGTGGGCGTTCTGTACTTTTACGGAAAACAAATGGGCAGAAGCCTACATAGATGATATGGTTTATGAGCGTGTTTGTGGATCAAAAGAAGTTGAAAACTAATGTACACTTACTTTGTTTCTTCAGTAGATAGAGTTGTAGACGGTGATACGGTAGACGTAATCATTGATCTTGGCTTTGATCTAACAAAGAAGGAGCGAGTAAGACTTGCAGGAATAGACACTCCAGAGAGCCGCACAAGAGATTTAGAAGAAAAAGCTATGGGTCTTGAGGCAAAAGATCATCTCGTGGCTATGCTTGAAAGTTCTGATAAACTAGTGGTCAAAACAGAAAAAGATGGTAAATATGGCAGAATGCTTGGTTGGTTTTACAAAGACGAAGATGCAAAGTATTCTATAAATGAGATTATGATAGAGCAAGGCTACGCCTGGAAGTACGATGGCGGTAAGAAAGAGAAAGACTTACAGACATTAAGAGATAGAAGGAAAGCCCCAAATGAGTGAAGCATTAAAGACATTACAGGAAAATATAGGAGCTACGCCCGATGGTGCGTTTGGCCCTAACACTGCAAAAAAGATTTGTCATCATTACGTTCTAAATCCAGAAAGAGGTGCTCATTTTCTTGGACAACTTGTACATGAGAGCGGTACGTTTAGATATACAGAAGAAAACTTAAATTATTCTAAAGAAGCTATTCTTAAAGTTTTTGGTAAATACTTTAAAACAGAAAGTGAAGCTGAGAGTTGTGCTCGTAATCCGCAAGCACTAGCAGATCGAGTTTATGGACACCGCTACGGTAATAATGGACAAGGATACTTGTGGCGTGGACGCGGATTTCTGCAATGCACGTTTAAAGAAAATTATGCTATGTTTGCGAATGATATGAATCTTCCTGAAGTGATGAAAGACCCTGATCTTGTAGCCACAAAGTACCCAATGGAGAGTGCTATTTGGTTCTTTAAAAGAAATGATTTATGGGAAATTTGTGATGAAGGTGTAAATGATGACACAATCAAGCGTCTTACCAAACGAATTAACGGTGGTTACAACGGATTGAAGCACCGAAAAGAAGAGACTAAGAAGATTTATGAGTGGCTAAGATAATTTAAGAGTGACACTTTGAAATTAGGAAATAGTATGTTAAAAAGCATATATGATACTTGGAGCGCCCAATGTTAGATAAAATTGCTGGAATTTTAGGCGGAGGCGGTAGTTTTCTTCCAAATTTATTAGGTAATTATATTACTGGTAGACTCATTGGAGGTAAAAAAGGTGGCAACATTGCTGCGCTTGGAACAGCTATTCCTGCACTTCTTCAACAAGGACTTGGATCAGACGGCTTTAGTTTTGATAGTTTGTTCGGTGGTGACAAGAAAACAGATCCTGTCACTAAAGGGATTGCTCAAGTTCCGATGAGTCCTCCTAAAGCTGATGAAGTATCACAAATAACTTCTAAAGTTAAGGATGTTGTTTCAAAATCAGGCGGTATTGATCCAGTATTCAAACAAGGTGAAGGCACACTTGGTATTGCTAAAGCTTTGGTAGATGGTGGCTTTCTCAGTCAAGGAAAGGTGGCGGATTTTTTAAACACCAGAGCGGGAGAGGCTCTATTCAGTGGTCTTGGCTCTCAAGTATTGTCTATGTTTAACAAAGATGATGAAGTTCCAACGTCAATCAGCAGACCGTTTGGTGGAGAAGGCGATATAAGAATTAATATCCCGAACAAATATGCGGCGGGTGGCTATATTGATGACCAATATTTTCCAAGGCGCACAGGTGGTATTATGCCATCTGAGGGTTCTGGTCAAAAAGATGACGTTCCCGCTATGCTTATGGCAGGTGAATTTGTACTGACAAAAGACGCTGTAAAAGGTCTTGGTGATGGCGATTCAAATCGTGGTATTGAAAGAGCTTATTCAATGATGAACAACCTAGAAGATAGGGCGGATAACTATGGCTGAAGAAATGGTAAGCAGAGCGGAAACAGTACAACGCCGCCCAGAATACATTGAACGATTAGAAAAAGCCTTATTAAGTGGTATATTCGGAACTGAAAAAGACGGTGATTTGTCTGGTGGGATTATACAAGATCCTAATTTATTTCGCGTAGCACCATATCAAATGGCAGGCCAGATAGGTCGTGACCCAGAAACAGGGGCAATTGTAGGTCTTGGACCAGAAACATTTGCATCTCAGTTTGTTATGGAAGACCTAGACAATGATGGTAGACCAGACTTTTTAGAAAGATATTCTGACTTTTTTGATACCGCAGGGGACGCAACAAAATCTGGCGTTGGCGCAATAGAAAGTGGCATTGGTCAAATCGCTGATGCTGAAGATTATTTTCCAACTGCGAAGACTGCCGTTCAAGCGGGTCAGGGTATGTATAGACCATCTGATTATGTATCAGATTTCATGTCTCCGTACACAACAGGCGTTATTGAGCAAGTTGAAAAAGACATTGAACGTCAAGGAAATGTGGCTCGACAGCGTGCTGCTGCGCAAGCTGTGGGTCGTGGTGCCTTTGGCGGTTCAAGACAAGGCATACAAGCGGCAGAGGTAGAAAGAAGCATTCTTGATGCAAAATCAAAAGCCGCAGCGGATTTAAGAAACAAAAACTACATGCAAGCTCTCGCTGCATCGCAGCAAGCTTATCAGCAAGGACAGACTCGCGACTTAGAAGCAGGTCGTTTGTTAGGTGGTCTTGGTCAATCTGTTGGTCAACTTGGTACGGCATACGGTGGTTTGGGAAGTCAGTTTGGCTCTCTAGCAGGTACAACCGCAGATATTGGTCGTGTGTATTCAGCGTTACAGCCTGCGGATCTTGCGTTTATGACAGGTGTAGGCGAAGCAGAACGTGCATATCGTCAACAGATGATAGATACAGCAAGACAAGAGTTTCAGCGTCCAACAGAGCAGGCGTTGTTGCCATATCAATTTGCTTACGGTGCGCTTACAGGTACACCTTCAGCGGGAATATACTCACAAACTCAGGCAGGTTATGCGCCTCCTGCTAACCCATTCCTCTCTGGTCTTGGGGCTTACACAACGCTTCAGGGCATCAACCAAGCATCATAAGAGGGCATAAAATGGCTAAACCTACACTTTCACTTGATCCTTTCAACACGGAACTAATGAAGCGTGGTGTAGGTGGTGTTCCTATGACTAGAAAAGAAGCAGTGATTGCTAGAAGTGGTGACATTGAAAAGCCAGATAACCCTGCTACTCTAATTGATAATTTACAAAGGGGTTTAAATAGTTTTTATCAAACCATACAGGCAGGTGGCCTCAGTCAACAAAATCAACCATATAAAGTAGGTGAATCCCCATTATCTAAAAAATCATCTGTTGTAGAAGAACAAGAAGATATTTTTAAACCAAGCCCAGAGATAGCTATACAGCCTAGAGTAAACTTTGATGAAATTGCCAAAGCAGCAGTAAAAGAAAAAAAACAAAATCAAGAAGATTTTAGAGAAAAAGAAGCTGCTCTTACAGAGATGCAGGGTGGATTAAAGTCACAACAAGTTGTAGGTCAGGGACAAGATAATAACCCAAATGCAGCGGGTGTTGAAGAATCTGATCCTACTGTTCGTGCTTTCATGGCAGGCATGGATGAGTTTATAAATGCTGCTAGGGGTGCCGCTCCAGATGCTCCATCTGTAAAAAGTATAGAAGATTACAAAAAAGTTTTTGCAGAAGCTACAGGTTTAGACATTAGCGGTAAACCAGACAAAAGTTCGGCTTTGATGTCTCTTGGTCTTGCGCTTATGCAAAATCGAGCGGGAAGTGGTTTTAACGTAGGAAATATATTAAGAGCAGTTGGTCAAGCGGGTGAAGTTGCTCTTCCTAAACTTGAAGCTGCTAAAAAAGAAGCTAAAGCAACCGCAGCGTCTGCGGGTAAATTTGCGTTAGAAATGAGATCTGCGGATCAAGCTAAAGCTACTGCGGCAAAAGAAAAAGCCATGCAACGTGATGATTATTTTATCATTCCAAAAGTTGGTGGTGGTGTTTCTGGAGACATTGCAGGTATTTTAAGTAATAAAGGTCGTTTAGAAAAATTAAATAAGTATGAATTAGACAGACTCGTTAATAACTCAGAGTTTTCTGATAAGTTTACTATCTTACCTGGGGCTACTTACGCAACTGTTGTTGAAGAGGCAATGAAAACACCAGAAGCTCAAGATATGTATCTCACAAAAAATCCAATAACTTTTAATTTATTAGGTGAAGGAGAAGATAAAGGGGCAGATGTTTTTAACATTCGCTTATATGACGCTGATCCAAATAAAAATCCTAACGGCAAGCCGATGTTTGGTGGTGGAGATGGCAGCATGCAATATAGAGCTTTAGGGTTAGCTGCTCGTGATCTTGAAAAAGCTAAACAGAAGTTCTTAGATGCTATGCCATTAGTTGAAGGTACAAATATATTTAGGTTTAGCATTGATAAACTAGATGCGGCTGCTTCTGCTTTTGGAGTTAATTTTAGAGAGGATGCAACTCCTACTCAAAAATTAAAGTTATTTTTGACTAAATTACAGGCACAAAATGCTAAAGAAATATTAGGAGAAGCGGGAAAAACTATTTCAGACGCAGACCGTGCGCTCGTTGCATCTATTGTTGGAGATTTAAATGCTGGATCAACTCCAGACGAGTTGCAAGTAAAATTAGATGGTCTTTTTAATGATATCATTATTAAGAAACAACAAAAAATAGCAGATGCAATTTCAACGTTAGATTATTACACAGGTAGAAATGTTTCTTCTTTACTTAGTGGTGGATCTATGTCTGAAGAAGATGAAAAAGAAAGAATAGAAGGTTTGAAAAAATTAGGAATAAATCCTGATGAATAAACAAAATCAATTAATTCTTTTAAGAGGCTTACAGTCTGGTTCTTTTAATAAAAACCAACAACTTGAAGCAATTAGATCTTTAAAAAATAACGTTGAAGATAATGAAATTTCAGATTTAGTCAGCTCTCTATCTTTTTCCACTTTAAATGCTAATAAAGATTTAAAAACGATGGCTGATGAGCGTAGAGGTCGTGACAGAGAAAACTTTGATTACACTACTGGCGCAGATGGTAAACTTCGCGCTCTTATGTCTTTTGGAGAAACTGAATCAGATCGTGAAGCAATATTAAAAAGTCTTGTCGGTGAAGATGGATATGTTCGAGATAAAGGTGGACAACTTGCTTTAACTCCAACTGGTCAAAAAATAAGAGGTATGGAGTCAACAGGTAAAAATATCGTCATTGAAGACGAAGGTTTTTCAATGAGAGATTTTTCTGATTTTGCAGGAATTTTACCAGAAACTGTAGGCTCAATAGCAGGTGCAGTCATAGGTGGTGGCCCGTCTTTTGGCCTTGGAGCTATAGCTGGTGCAGGTATAGGTGGCGCGACAGGTCAAGCTATAGAAGAGTCACTTGAACAATTTCTTGGAGTGCAAACTCAAGGACTTGGTGATGTGGCTAAAGATGTTGCGATTGAAGGTGTGATTGGAGCGGGTGGTGAAGTATTAGGTGCCGCAGTTATTGGTGCGGGTAGAAAAATTGTGGGCGGTGGTAGAAATCTTGCGGGTAGAGTTACAGGCGCAGGCAGCGCAGAGGAGTTAGCTGAAAACAGATTAGCAAGAATGGAAAGCATGGTTGAAAGAGATTATGTTCCTTCTATGGAAGCTATGGGCGCTCCAAGATTTCTAGGTTTTGGACAAAAGGTTCTTGAAAACATAGGAAAAGTAGAAAATAGGATTCAAAACAATGTGCGAGTAGCATTGTCAGAAAAAGATCAATTTTTACAAGGATTAAAAGGAACAGAAGTAGAAGAATTAGGAGAAATGGCATCTACTTTAACGCCTAGAAAATTTGATGAACTTACAAAAATTAGAAACTCTAGTCAGAAAAAAATATTAAAAGCAGTTGATGATGGTATTGACGCACTTACTAAATCTGTAGATTTAGGTATAGATTTAAACGCCAGTACTTTAAAAGCAATAACTGATGCTTTTGCTAAATTTGGAAATGATACAGTAGATCAATTTGATGAAGTTGATATAATTTTAAGTAAAATAAAAAGTAAACAAAAAGTATTAGATCCAGAAACAGGTAAACGTGTTCCAATTAGTGGAGATAAAATACCTCTTTTTAATGTAAGTGGTTTGAGATCCCCACTTGATGATTACATGAGAGAAATGAGAAACTTAGCTGATCCCGCAGCAACAGAAATAGATAAATTTTTAAAAACCACAAACGCAGAAGGCGCAACATTTAGAGATTTATCTAATTTAAGAAAAAGTATAAATGATAGTTTATATTTCGGTGGTAATGTTTCTACAAAAGCTTTTGGTGTTTTAGAGTCTCTTCGTGGCACAATAGATGACATGATGGACACCAGATTAATTGAAAATATGATTGATCCAAATGCTTTAAGAGGCACAGCAGATTTACAAAATTTAAAATTAGCAGCTAAAAAAAGAAAAATAGCGATGGCTAATTATAGAGAGGGCATTCAAAGATTTGAAAAACTTGCCCAATTAAGATTAATTAGGTCTGTTCGTGATCTACAAAGATTAGATGGTTACGAGCCTAAAGCCATATCTGATAGATTTGTTGACAATGTTATTAAAGGAGATTCTCCTGAAACATTAGAGGCAGTTTTAAAAGCAGCAGATAATCCTCAAGAATTAAAAGATGCATTTGCTCGTAGTTTTTTAAAAGACGCTTTGCAAAAAGGTCAAATTGATGAATTAAATCCTGATAAATTTAATGGAAGAACTTTTGCCAACAGAGTTAGAAGTCTTGGTACGACAGGACCAAAACTGTTTGGAAAAGATTGGAAAAAAATTAATGAACTTGCTAATGAAATATCAATTACAAGCGCAAAAGAAAATATTACAAAGAATGAAGTAGATAAAATATTAGATTTAAATGGCACTAGTCCAATAGCTTTAGGAATGAAAGATCTTTTAGACGCTCAAGTTAATTTAAATAACGCAAACAAAAGAACAATTCTTAAAAAATTAAAAGATAATGAGTATGAAACTTTTGATGCTATTGCGCAAGCATTAACGCAACCGAACCTTAGTCAGAACGAAGTTATAAAAATAATGCGCTTCTTTGATGATAACCCAGAAGTTAAACAAAACATGAAGAATGTTGTTCTGCAAGATATTTTATCTGTTGTTGATGACCAAGTGTTTTCCAACTCCAAAAAAGCAGGTGCATTAAAAGAGGTTCTTAAAAAATATAAAAGAGGAACTTTAAAACAAATATTAGGTGAAGATACAGAGGCAGCTATACAAGGGTTTGCTGATGATTTAGTAGATTTAGGTGATGTAGGTAAAGAAGGTTCAATTGCAGCAGGTTCTGTTTGGGCAAACTTTTTTAAACATCCAATAAACACACTCACAACTGTTGGTAGAGCTAAAATTATTTCTAATGCTGTATCGACACCTGAAGCGGCAAAAGCCTTTTTAGCGGCTAGAAGGGCAGCAGGGAATGACCCTAAAGCACAAGCAAGAGCAATGTTAGGCGCTCTTAATCAATCTATGGTTGATGAAGGTCTTGACATTGGCGGATCTGCATCAAAAGCAGGTAAGATTTTAAGCGGTGGATTAAGAGCAGCAAGTCAAGGAACTAGAGCTATTCGTCAATCACTTCCTAGAGGAGTTGAGTTGGGATCTTTTCAACAAGCAGAAAGACCCCGAACAAATGTTCCAGTTGTAACTTCTCCCGCTGTTGATTTTAGTTCAATTCCTATTCCTCAAGAGCCAACAAGAAGAGTACCCACTAAACCGTTAAGCCCGATAGAACAAATAAGACAAGACGCCATTAGAAAAGCGAATATTAGACAAAGGGCAAAAGAAAACCCCGCAGTTGCGGCAACACTGTTAGGCGGTCTTGGTAGCGCAGGTCTTCTTTAATTATCTACAACTGCGGATAAACCGCCAACAATTGCTGTAGCTCTTTTTCGTGTGCGATAAGGAGGTTGATTTGATTTTTTCAAATTCATTTTGTCATATGCTTCATCAACTAGAATCGCTAGTTGTGTTGAAATGTTTCGGCGCTCTACATGTGCCATATGCACAACCTTTTCGTAAGTATCTGTATTAACACCTATAGACTTGTATTTAGGTGATTTAGCCATTAGTATAACTCCCATAATGTACTTAAACTTAACATATAATCCCAAAACAAAAAGGTCAAGACCCAAGTATGGCAACAAGAAAACTGTGGTTGACGGAATAAAGTTTGATTCTAAATGGGAATCACAACGTTATCTTTATCTAAAGTCTTTAGAAAAAGCAGATCGAGTAAAGAATTTAGAACTACAGCCAAAGTTCATAATCTCAATAAACGGACAAAAGATTTGCACATACATAGCCGATTTTAAATATGACAGAGAAGATAAAGACGGTGTTTGGGAACATATTGTTGAAGATGCAAAAGGTGTGGAAACCCCTGAATTTAAACTAAAAAAGAAGCTTATGAAAGCTGTTCATAACATTGATATTTATCTTTCCAAAAAAAAATAGTTGACAGATATTCTTTTAATTCCTAAGTTTAGGGTTCTAGAATTAAAGGAATATTATTATGGACAGTACAAAACTGCTCAGTGAAAGAGATGAACTCAAAGCGCATATTAATTCGCTAAAGAGTGAACTTAAAGATCTCGAAGAGCAAATCAAAGACACTTTTTATACCCAGGCTCGTGATGCGTTACGCGCAGACGGTAAAGATTTTGGCACCACACATATGATCGCAGGTAATCAAAAGCTTAAAGCTAAGATTACTAAAAAGGTCGTGTGGGACCAGGATGAATTAGGCAGTGTGTTGGAGGCAATGGCTCCAGAAGATGCACGGCACTATGGAAAGCTTACGCTTACAGTTGAAGAGCGTAAGTATACAACAGCACCACCCGCTATCAAATCGTTACTTGAACCTTGCCGTAGCGTTGAAGTTGGTGGATTTACAGTGGAAGTGGATAATTAATATGAGTTTACAAATTATATCTGCTGAACAGCGTCTTGCAGAAAAGCGTGGTCACAAGATCGTGATTTGCGGTGCAAGCGGTGTTGGCAAAACAACCTTGGCTCGAACCCTTGAGCCACACTCTACACTGTTTATGGATTTGGAAGCGGGGGATGCAGCAATTGAAGGATATGAGATTGATGTAATCCGCCCCAAAACATGGGCAGATTGTCGTGACTTTGCGTGTTATTTAGGAGGGCCAAACCCCTCTTTGGCAGAGGATCAACCATATAGTGAAGCGCATTATGATAATGTGTGCCAGTATTTTGGTGAGCCAGAACAGACAATCAACAAGTATGAAACTCTGTTTATTGATTCTATTACGGTTGCCGGGCGATTGTGTTTTCAATGGTGTACACAGCAGCCCGATTCAAGATCAGATAGAACTGGCAAGCTAGATACTCGTGCAGCGTATGGTTTGCATGGGCGCGAAATGATGGGGTGGCTTACACAGCTACAACACATTCGCTCAAAGAATGTGGTCTTTGTTGGTATTTTAGATGAATTA